GGCGCTGTGCATCCCATAACAAGAACTGCATGTCAGCCCACTCACTGAGATCATCAGGTTCCTCTGCTGCTTTGAGTGCCTCTTTCGACAGATGCTTGAGCGGGCCGACAGGACCAACATCACCGAACGTGGCCTGAGACCACTCAGCATGGCGCTGACGGATGAGATTACGCAATTGCAAAGATGAACCGGTTTCTTCTGGCAACTTGTTAGTCGTCGTTACAGGTTCGGAACCCTGAAGCATGGCGGCGCGGCGTTGCTGTAGTTCTGCCAGCGCTAGCATTACATCATCAATGACAGGAAGCTCCATTTCATACAATTCAAGAGAATCCCTAGCGACACGGATCAGTGCGCTCAGGCGCTCGTTTGTTAGGTTGTTATTGCTCATTGCTTATCTCCTGAAGCATGGCGGCGCGGCAGGCGTTCCAACCATCGGCGTACGAAACCTCGCAGCAAACACCTCCATGACCATCCATCTCGTCAGGCACAGATACCGACGCTGGCGGGGCGGTGTAAAGCCTGTCTCCGATATGCACCCCGGACTTGGGAGCAGGTCCGTGACCGATGTATCTCAGGGTAAATCCCTCGCAGACCTCAGCCACAGCCTCCGCTTCGAGCGATGCCAGCGCTAACTTCATGGCAGCGAGCGCCTTGGCCGCATCTTCGTTTACGGCGCCGGGGGTTGCATCGCGCTCTTCTTCGAGATCAGCGATTGTCTGATGGAGCCATTCTTTGGTAAGTGTGCTCATGATGCTTCTCCATGACGCTGAACGGCGATAGCTTTGTGCTCGTCGATAATCTCCACGACTTCTGCATGGACCAATCCTTCGAGATAGATAACACCTGTGTCGCTTATACCCGCCAGGCTGATCAGCTCTACAAGGCGACGCGCTTTCTTAACGCTAATTTCTGGCGCTATAACGCTGCGGGTAACTTTCTTCTTACCTTTGGCAGCAGCAGAAGCTTTATCCTTCTGAAGCACCTCACCGGCCTTTTCGCCAAACTCTTTTACTCGGTCTACGGCCACATCTACAGACACGGCTCCGGACTTAACTTCTTTCTGAACGTCGTGATTGGCTGTGCTAAGAAGCAGAAGTTTTTCGACAGTAGGGACAGACTTGTTGACCAGTTTTGCAATCTCGCTGGTGGTCTGGTTGAAGGCGTTATGAAGCTCCTGAATAACAGCTGCCTGTTCCATATCAGATAGCGGGAGCTGGTTGTTACTGGTCATGATGCGCGCCAGGCGCTGAACATCGTTACCGTTGAACGGCATGATATGGATGCGGTCTACTGGCTTACCAGCTTCTGCACAGCGCGCATAGCAGCGACGCCGACGGTGGCCTTCAACAACCCACACTCCACCTTCATCACGAGCGATAACCTCCAGCGGGGGAACGGAGCCACCATTCATCAGAAAGTTGAAAAGGTCATCATCTGCCTGGCGGGTACGTTCATCATCTTCGCGTTTGTTGAAACCTTCCCGCACATGGATTTGGTCGAGGCTGATGAACATCCCGGTATCGGTGCGCTTGATGGTCCCGTCACGGGTCATTTGCTTGAATGAGTTAGCCATCAGAGAGCCACCTCGTTATTTTGGGAAATGACGATGGGTGACAGCTCACGCAATTCTCGCTGGGCTTCCAGTAAATGCATATTGGTTCTGGTCTTCGTGTAGCGTTCAACAATGCGGTCACACTCTTTGGCCCAGCTTGCGACATCTTCACGCAGAGTAGCGTTCTGAAGAGCCAGTTGTTTACGCTGCGCCATCGCTTCGCAAAGCGCTACGCTTGTATAGTCCAGGCGGTTAGCCAGTTCGGTCATAATTCCGCGATAAGCTGGCGGAAGGAGAGGAGCGGCCTTACGCGCTGCATCGATCAGCTGCTCCCGGGTCATGCGTGATTGTAACTCGGTGACGTTCTGTGTGTTCGTCATGGATAGTTTCTCCGTGTTATACGCGCTCTGCACAGCGCTGAATTTTGGTTGCACGAATCCCTCGCCGATTGGCGACAAAAAATAAAGGGGTTTCGTTTTAATAAGCACCCAACCAGGGCACTTAGTGAAACGGGCGGCTGCCACCGCCAGTTAGCTTCTCCACAATTGGGAGCGCGTTCTCCTGAGTTGATTTAACGACTACGGCCTCTCAAGTTGAACGCTGAACGCGCTTTCAGTTGTGTAAAAGGGGCGGTCGACATTAAGGACATCCAAAACTGCCGACCGCCAAGACTACACACAGCAATCAAAACTTTACCTGTCTTTTCACCACATCAGGCTCGGTGGTATTCTTGGAGCTCTCACACAGCCAAGAAGATAAATCTATGAATAACGATCTTATTGAGTTAAGACTCTCCGCTATTGAATCTGCGGTTAAGACCATTTCAGCTGCAATATGCGCTAACGAGGGTCCACTCTCAGATGATTTGCACAACCAAATACGTTTACTACGCGAGCAACTTTCAAATCCTGGAAGCACTGTTAAACAAGAAGCTATTACCTATCAAACCATCAAACTTTTGGATTCACTTAATTGTGACCCGTGGGAACCTTTTTAAATAACTTCTCGTTGAAGGAAGCCATTTTTGCTTTTGCTCGAGCTCTTCGCTCCGTTTCAAGGGCAAGTTGCATGTCCGACAGAGCACTAAAAACGGCAGCATTAAATGCAAGGAACTGTGATTCATCACTGCACTCGGCAGTAGTTTTTCCGTCAACTTTCAACTCTATCTTCATGCCTGCCACCACAATGTTCGCTGCTGATGATTGAAATATACAAAACGTATTCATTGTGGTCAATACGATTTGTATACAAAAAATCGGCGTTAACATTATGGATTTGTTTCTTATCGGAAGAATTGATGAAAAGAATTGCGCTTAAGGCTTAAGATATGTAGTGCAGTAAGATTTTAGAGCCCAGCCTGGAAGCTGGGTATAAATAAATTTTTAGAGAAGCCGTAACTTGGTTTCAACTGCTACGCCGATGATTCGACAGTTGCCGTTGATTGGCATAAGTGGCCATTGAGGATTAAGCCCTTTTAAATATTTTTGACCACCATCAATGATTAACTTTTTGAATGTAGCTTCATTTGTATCTGATAGTTTTGCAATCACCAAGCTGCCGTTTATAGGGTCTCTTCCTGTGTCAAATAAGACAAAAGTGCCCTCAGGTATACTCAGTCCAACTGGCGCTGTCATAGAATCTCCTTCAACTTCTAGCCAGAATGCCTCTCCCTGAATATGTGCATCGGACTCAAGCCATAGATCGATATCTTTCAAGGTATAAGCTTCAACAGCTTCTCCCCACGCCCCAGCTTTAACGCTACTCAAAACCGGATACTTTTTACCAGTCTTATATGGCCCAACGTACTCAACATCCCCTTTGAGGGTCTCATCAACTATTAGACCTCCCGCGCCAACGGAGAAATGTTTTTTTCCTAAAAACTCTAGGATTTGTGCGATCTCCCCCAGGCTAGGTTCACGGCGTGCATTCAGCCAATGGCTTACTGCACCTTTAGTTATACCAAGATGTTCTGCCAGCTGCTCTTGAGTAATTCCCTGAGATTTCATCAGGGATTTAGCGAGGTCGTACCATTTCATAGTCATACCAAAATAATACAACTTGTATACCTTAAATCGAGTCACAAAACGTATATTCATCTTGTGGATTTAAGATACAAAATGTATATTCATCCTGTTAACGGGAGAGTCAAATGAATAATCTACGAGCTATCAGAACAAATCTGGGCATTACACAAGGGCACCTAGCAAGCGCACTTGGTGTAACAAAAGGGGCTGTTTGTCATTACGAAAACAGCAAAAGGAAAATGAACATCGATCAGTGCCGTGCAATCGTTTCTGCCCTTAATGATTTCGGCGCGGAAGTGAGTATCGATGATGTTTTCCCACCGCTGAAGTCTAGTGAAACTGCGGTGTAAACATAACTACCAAAGGAAAATCAATATGGTAGAGCCAAGTCTGAAAGAAGTAGTTAAAGCGATGTGCAAAGCGTATCCAGGAGGTCGTGAGGCTATGGCCGGTGCTCTTGGTATGTCAGTAACACAGTTCAATAACAACCTGTATGAGAAGAATGGTTGCCGGTTCTTCGAAGTGAACGAGCTGGAGGCCATGGAAGACATCTCGAATACGTCCCTCCTGGCGGATTACTTTGCCCGTCGCCGTGGCGCGCTGCTGGTGGACATTCCTCAACTTGAAGACCTTGATCGTGTCGACCTGTTTGATCGTGCCATGAGAACGTCAGCAGCGCGTGGACGTGTTGATACCGTGATCCAGAGAGCTCTCGAAGATGGAGTAATCGAACGTCATGAAGCTGAAGAAATCAACGAATATCACCGCCGTCATCTGGCAGCGCGTGAAGGAGAGATCCGCGCGATTGTCGCGCTGTTTAGCCGTAAGAAAATCCAAAAGAAGTGACGCCCGCGAGTGTGCAGCTCCGGGCGTCGTGGCGTGTCGTATTCAGTGGAGAAACTAACGCATGAACAGTTTAAACCGATTGAGACCAGCGAAGCAATTCAGATGCCTTCCACTAGTGGGGAAAGATTCCCCGTTCGGCTATGTGGAGAGATTAAACAACCAGGCGGAGGATAACAACTACCAGCCTGAGAACGCGATGGTAGAGGCATTTGCACTGATGAACGAGAAGGGGCGTGAGGAATGGCTGAAGTTGACCGGCGATTCAGAGACCACAGAGGCATCACCGTCCACGTCATCAGGTGGGAGCCCGAGACTCGACGCGTTATATACCTTCGCGAAGGGTACGATCATGAGTGCTTCAGCCCTCTTGAGCAATTCCAGCGTAAATTTACAGAGTTAAAGGACGATCATGAGCCTGTTAATGCCATCCCGCCCGATAGTGATTAACC